TATTTATTTCTGCAGAGCAGATTTACCAGCATCCGGACAATCCGAGAAAAGACCTGGGAGACCTGCAGGAGTTATCGGACTCTATCCGGAAGAAAGGCATTATGCAGAACCTCACAGTAATTCCAGGACATTGGAACGAAAGGAGAGAATGGTTTGAGGATGGCTATACGTTAATTATTGGACACAGACGATTTGCTGCAGGAAAGATGGCAGAGGTGACAGAGTACCCATGCAGGATTGTAACAGATATGAGCCAGAAGGACCAGGTCGGCACTATGCTGGAAGAGAATATGCAACGTAATGACCTTACTATATGGGAGCAGGCGAATGGTTTCCAGATGATGTTGGACCTCGGAGACACAGAGAATCAGATTGCGGAAAAGACCGGATTTAGCAAGACAACTATCCGGCACAGATTGAACATTGCGAAGCTCGACAAGAAAACAATGCAGCGTATTGACAAGGACGAGAGTTTTCAGCTTTCGCTTAAAGACTTGTACGAACTTGAAAAAATCAAAGATATTAAGATTAGGAATGAGGTTTTGGAAAAAGCCACTGATTCCAGGGATTTATCGAGAAGAGCACTAAATGCAGTTTCAGAACAAATTAGGGCAGAACACAAGAAAATGTATATCGAAAAATTGAAAAAGCAGGGAATAAAGAAAGCACCTGCAGAGGCAGAAAATCAGTATTATTCTGGAAAATGGGAAAGACTAAAAGAGTTCAACCTGGACAAGGAGCCACCTAAGGATATAAAGGTAGATACCAGTGGAGAGCAGGTTTTCTATCTGGTTAGGTATAGCTGGATGAGTCTGATCCGGAAGGCGAAGAAGGAGAAAAAGGAACTTACACCGGCAGAACTTGAAAAGAAGCAGCATGAGCGTGACAAAAAGCATCTGAAAGCTGTTATGAAGGAAGCGGCAAACTCCAGGCGAATTTTTATTGAGGGCATCATTTCCGGTAAGATTGAGCCTATCAAGGACACCAAGGAGATTGAGGAAGATCTGTTCGAGCAGCTTATGAGTTGGGAGACGTTTGTGGGACACAACAAGCTAAAGGAGTTTTTCTTGGGATGTTCTCTCTACAACGCAGAAGGGAAAGACAAAGAGGAAGCCGAGAAGAAGTCGGAAGGTCTGTGTCTCCTGCACAAACTGTTATGCCTGAACTCTGCAATCATCGCAGAGAAAGAGTTAATGAACTGGAATTACAAGTACAACACTGCCATAGGCAAAAAAGTAATGAAGTTCTATGCGGTGCTGGAGAAGTATGGTTTTTCATTCTCAAACGACGAGGAAAAAGGAGCAATCGATGGAACGAGTGAACTGTATGTAAAGGAGAAGAAAAATGAGTGAAAAGCCAATACTTTTTAACACAGAGATGGTACGAGCAATATTGAACGGCAGAAAGACAGTAACGCGTCGGTTGATAAAACACTGCGTGGAGAATGTTTTAAGCAGCCCGTTTAAGCATAAATATCCAGAAGTACCAGACAAACAAGTTATAGAAAAGCTGTGTATGCCACCATACCAGCCCGGCGACATCCTATATGTGCGTGAGACATGGATGAATCCTTGCGAGGAATGCACTTGCGTAGATTGTAAAGGATGCCTATATGGAGAAGGATTCCGTTATAAAGCAGATTATCGTATTAAGGACAACATTGAAAAATGGCGACCATCTATTCATATGCCAAAGAAAGCCGCAAGGATATGGCTCAAGGTTACGGATGTGCGTGTGGAGCGGTTGCATCACATCATTGTTGCAGACCCAAATCAAACAATTCATAATATCTGTTCCGAGGGCATTGAGTTCAAAGCAGTGATGGAAAATTATGAAGTGCTTATCAAGGATTTTAAGACGCTTTGGGATTCCACCATCAAAAAATCCGACCTCGACCGTTACGGTTGGGAAGCTAACCCTTGGGTGTGGGTGATAGAATTTGAACGATGTGAGAAGCCGGAAAGAGAGGTGTAAAGATGGAGAGCTTAAAAATTGTGAAGCTGGGAGGGAATAAGGTTGGACAAGAAAAAAACATACATAAGTATGCAGGACGAAATATCGGAGATTAGTTACAAATTGGAGCATCTGGCAGATGGAGATAACCTGATAGGGAATGATGTTATATTTGACTACCGGAAAGGTTATCCCAGACCTCAATCTGTAGTGGGCAGGGACAGAGGCAAAGAAGAGAGGCTCACAGCACTGTATTCCAAAAGGATAAAGGCACTTAATAAGGAGTGCAGGAGGATGGAGAAGTGGGTAGAGAGCCTTCCTGACAGCATGGACAGGAGAATAGCAAGGAAGTATTACCTGGAAGGGCTTTCACAGGAAGAAATAGCAAGGGATGTGCATATGGACAGAAGCAGCGTAAGTCGGAAACTCCAAAAACTACAGAAAAGTCAATAGAAAATTGAAAAAATTTTCAAAAAACATGAACTTGCACACAATTCACAAAATGCACATGTATAATAATAATCAGGGATTTCCTAGTTGGGAGTCCCACCCCTAAAACCATCCCATGTAAGCCCTGGATATAATCCGGGGCTTTAGTTTGTAATAATGCCCGGGAAAAAGAGCTGCCAACTCTTACCCCTCCGCCCGGGCATACTTAGAAAGGCGGTGAGGAATATATGACAGACAAACAAAGACGATTTGTTGAGGAATATCTTATAGACCTCAACGCGACACAGGCAGCAGTAAGAGCCGGATATGCCGTAAATGTGGCAAACAGGACAGGCTCAAGGTTGCTGTCAAATGTTGACATTAAAAAAGCAATAGAGGAGAGGATGGAGAGTAAGACCAGTGAGCTGATAGCCAGTCAGGACGAAGTGCTGAAGTATCTAACATCCGTAATGAGAGGAACGGCAGAGTCAGAGGAAATAGTGGTTTTAGCTAAGATTAACGGCACCACAGAGCCAATGAAAGTGACTAAGCATCCGTCAGAAAAGGACAAATTAAAGGCTGCCGAGCTCATGGGCAAGAGATACGGCATATTCACCGACAAGATACAAGCCGAGATAGTGACGCCGGTATTTGATGGAGAGGGAGACCTGACAGACTAGGCGGTGATGTGATTGAGAAAAAATACCATCAACATACATTTACCGGACATAGTGGGCAGAGGTTACGCAACATTCTGGCATTTTAAAGGACGATACCGTGTAGTTAAAGGTTCCAGAGCTTCCAAGAAGTCAAAGACAACAGCGCTCTGGTATATCTACAACATGATGAAGCATCCAGAGGCAAATCTGCTGGTTATAAGAAAGACGGGCAGAACCATTCTGGATTCATGTTATACAGAATTAAAGTGGGCGACAAAAGCGCTGCATGTAGAACACTTGTGGGAGTTTAAGCTTTCACCACTGCTTGCTATATACAAGCCAACAGGACAAAAGATATATTTCAGGGGTCTTGATGACCCTTTGAAAGTTACTTCCATAACAGTTGATGTGGGATGTCTCTGCTGGGCATGGATAGAGGAAGCCTACGAGATAAGCAAAGAGTCAGATTTTGACACCATAGATGAATCCATACGTGGTGAGGTCCCAGAGGGACTTTTCAAGCAGATAACGCTTACCTTTAACCCGTGGAACGATAGGCACTGGATAAAACACCGATTTTTTGATGAGATAGTTGGGCATGATTCTGATGGTAAACCTATTTACCAGGAGAGAAAGTCACCTGTATCAGAGGATGGGGACATACTAGCAATCACAACCAACTATTTATGCAATGAATGGCTTGATGATGCAGACCGGCGTATGTTCAACCGGATGAAAGAGAATAACCCAAGACGTTACAATGTGGCAGGTCTTGGAAACTGGGGTATAGTTGACGGTCTTGTCTATGAAAATTACAGAGAGCAGACTTTCACTCTTGATGATGTGAGAGGAATGGAAACCGTGGCTGGTTTGGATTTTGGTTATACCAATGATCCAACGGCTTTTTTTATTGGATTTCTGGACACGAAGAACAGGCGACTTTATGTGTGGGATGAAATGTATCAGACAGGACTCAGCAACCAGAAGATATATAAGGAACTGGTAAATAGGGGGTATGGGAAAGAGAAAATCACAGCAGATTCTGCAGAACCAAAGAGCATTGATGAACTCAAGAGCTACGGTCTTAGAGTGAAAGGTGCAAAGAAGGGAAAGGACTCTGTGAATAATGGTATTCAGTGGATTCAGGAATTGGAAATAATCATACATCCAAGGTGTGTGAACTTCCTGACAGAGATACAGAATTACGTCTGGGACAAAGACAGGTTTGGAAACAAGCTGAATACACCGATAGATGCATTTAATCATTTGATGGATGCCATGAGATACGCTCTTGAGCAACACATCATAAACAGAAAATGGCTTATGTAAGCCGGGAGAATATAAGATGCTGACAAAAGAACAGATAACCAACTATTTGAGCAAAGATAAAGGTTCAAGAAAAAAACAAATGGCACGTGTGGGAGCCAGATATTATGAGGGCGCACATGACATCTTGGGATACAGAATGTTTTACTACAATGCAGACGGAGAGCTGATAGAGGATAAACAGAGAAGCAACCTAAAGATACCACATCCGTTTTTCACAGAGCTGGTAGACCAGGAAGTGCAGTACATTCTTTCAGGTGAGAGGATAGTATACTCCGATAATCCATGGCTGCAGGCTGAGATGGACAATTATTTTAATTACAATGAGACATTTGGCGAGGAACTAGAGGAATGTCTCACAGACTGTATCGTTAAGGGCTCATCATACATGTATGCATATAAGGCTGAGGATGACAGGACAAGTTTTAAGACTGCCGATATGTTAGGAATAACAGAGGTTAGAGCTAATGAGACAGACAGAGACACGGACTACATCATTTACCGGTACATTGAGCGAATGGATGATTATACGCCTATAAATCGTGTTCAGGTATGGGACGATAATCAGGCGTATTTTTACGTTCAGGAAGGCGAGGGACAGCTTGAGGACGATAAGAGCCAGCCATACAACCCAAGACCACATACACTGTATCAGATAAATGGCGACAAAAGAGTGTATTTTGAGAGTTATGGCACTATTCCGTTCTTCAGATTGGATAACAACAGTAAGCAGCAGTCAGGAATTAAGCCCATTAAACCTTTAATTGATGATTATGACCTTATGGCAAGCAGTCTATCCAACAATCTGGTTGACTTTGATACGCCAATTCATGTGGTTAAGGGCTTTGAGGGTGATAACCTGGATGAACTGCAGCAGAACATTAGGACCAAGAAACTTATAGGCGTGGGTGAGGACGGAGACCTTGAGATTAAGACCATAGAAGTACCATATCAGGCGCGACTTACTAAGCTGGAGCTTGATGAAAAGAATATATACAGATTTGGCATGGGACTTAACATGTCAGGTCTCAAGGATACATCAGCCACCACCAATATAGCAATCAAAGCAGCATACTCATTGCTTGAGCTTAAGTGCTTCAAGCTTGAAATCAAGATAAAAAGCATGCTCAGGAAAATGGTGAAGCTGATTATTAACGAGATTAACGCAAGGGAAGGAACTGGGTACAGTGACAAGGATGTATATTTCAAATTCACTCATGAAATAATGTCCAACGCTCAGGAGAATGCCCAGATAAAACTGACGGAAGCTCAGGCAAACCAGGTAGCAATAGCAACCATACAAGGCCTTGCAGATGTTATTGATGATGACACCATCATACAGCTTATATGTGAACAGCTTGATATAAGCTATGAAGACATCATGGCGAAGCTTCCGGATAATTCAGATGGACTTAGTGACATATATCAGGCAAAGACAGCATTAAACGCACTTGAAACTATTAAGACTGATATATAGAGCGTGTCAGATTATGACACGGGAGAAAAGGAGGAATATAAAACATGGCATGTGAGATTAGACACGATTTAAGAAAGATAAACATGTCAGGCAGTGACAGAATATTAGGTGTGCGTGGCGACGCAAACGTCAAGCGACTATATTTTAGCATGCCAAGATATTACCAGGATGAAGATTTGTCAGAGTATAACATCTCAATCAACTACGTCAATGAAGCCGAGGAAAAGAATGTTTACATAGTCGAAGACATGGATGCAGTTGAAGATGTTATAACGTTTTCCTGGCTGATAGGCACCGGAGCATGCAAAGTGGACGGTGTGGTTAGCTTTGTGGTGTGCATTAAGAAGCTGGATGAGGATGGAAATGTAACAAATGAGTACAACACAGAATTGACATATGGAAAGGTTCTTCCTGGATGTGAAGCAGACACAGAAGAGGATAAAGAATCAGACAAAGACATAGTGCTGCAGTTGTCAGTGACTATGGATGAAATAAAAAAATCTGTGAGTGATGGCAAGGAGAAGGTTGCAGGGGCTATCACTGGTAAAGGTGTGGAAACTGCAACCGATATGACATTTGAAGAAATGGCAACCAATATAGGGAAGATTTCAACAGGCAGATGTTGTGGCATTGATAAAGGTGTTCAGAAATTAACAGGTGTAAGAAGCACAAATGGATGGGTTACCTACGAAGAAATGGAGGATGAATAATTATGTTGAACAAACAAACGTTGTCATATAATAATATAAACGCCGAAGGTTATGGCAAGGTTACGAACGCTTTGGGTATGGATTCTTTTAAAAAGATTTCAGACTCCACAAATTATCAACAGACCTTATACTATAAAGGTAATAATTTAAACACTGGGTTTTATATTGAGAACAAACAGGGTAGTCTAAGCCTGTATCTCTATAACAACGGTACTAAAAGTGGAGGAATATTGATTGGAACAGTTAACACTTTTAGAACAATTACTGTTCCCGGAACACATGGAACGTTATGTATATTTACCGATAGTGATGGTGGATTTATTGCAATAGCAGGATATAGTGAGGCAGATGTTGAAGATTATGCTTCTTCAGAACAGCAATATATATATGTCTTACTTACGGATACAGCATTTTATACAGCATCATCTAGAAGTGATATTAATAGTACTGATTCAAATTTCTCTGGGAAAGAGATGTATACCAAACAATTGGACTTCGTTATTATGATTCCTTGTGTAGAACTGAATGAAAAAGCGATAGCGAAAGGATTAAATTTGGCTATCTGCGCACAAGAAGTGGCCAATATTTACAAAACTGTTGAAATTGATGGTGCCAAATATAATATGTGGGGCATAGGCGCATCATACCCAAAGCTTATGTTACAGGTAGATTAAAGGTGGCAGCCTATGAAGAAGTATGACAAGGCAGTTATACAGGCTGAGCTTGATGATGAAGAGGAAATACTGCAAGACCTGAAGGATATGTACGGGAGAGCACTCACTGATACAGCGAAAAGAATAAGTGACCTGTCTGCAAGAACAGACATGGAGAATTTGCAGAGCATAGTATACCAGAAGAGGTATCAGAAGGTTCTCCAGGAAGAGATAGAGGGTGTTCTCTCAGTGCTACATTCAGACAGTTATTCAAGCATAAGTGACTACCTGAATAAATGCTATGAGAATGGATATGTGGGTACCATGTACTCTCTGGCAAACCAGAATATCCCTCTTATCATTCCGATAAATCAGGCAGCAGTGGTTAACGCAATAACAACAGAATCCAAGCTTAGTAAAAGGCTGTATGATTCACTGGGCGAGGATATAACCAAACTCAAGAAGAATGTCAGAATTGAAGTGTCAAGAGGTGTGGTGCTAGGTAAGAGCTGGAATGACGTTGCCGGACAATTGGCAAGGAAGTTTGAACACACAGATTACTCAAAGGCATACAGTCGAGCCTCTGTAATAGCCAGAACAGAGGGTCACAGGGTATGTGTGCGCTCTGCTCTGGACGCACAGCAGGTCGCAAAATCTAAAGGCGCGGACGTTGTCAAGCAATGGGACGCTGCCCTTGACGGAAGAACCAGAAGCACTCACAGACAGCTTGACGGACAGATAAGAGAGCTTGATGAAGACTTTGAAGTCGGTGGCATGAAAGCAGAGGCACCAGGAATGTTTGGAATACCCTCCCAGGATTGCAATTGTAGGTGTGCACTGGTAACAAGGGCACGCTGGGAGCTGGATGGGGACGAACTGAAAGCACTTCAGGAGAGAGCTGAATACTATGGACTGGATAAGTCAGATGAATTTGAGAAATTTAAGGATAAGTATTTACAGATCCTGGATAATGCTGATAAAATACAACAGAGCAATAATAAAATCAAACAATCAGCTGATACTGAAACAAAAGATGAACTTATGAAAGGACTTCCAAAACTTTCAGAGGTAAAAACAAATGATGACATTAAGGCTTTTGCTGAACAGTTTATTGATAACTTAGGTATAGATTGTACCAACATTGAAATAAATGTTAAGGATGCGTTAGACAATGGTCATTGTATCTTTGGACGCAATACGACAAGGTCAGTCATTCATTATAGTGAGTATGTGTTGAAAGCAAATGATGAACGTTCAATGACACATAGAGTAAAAACGGCATTTCATGAATCATTCCATTTATCTGCAGAAGGTAAAGGGTGGGATGGGTTAACTATTACTCATGATATCAAAGAACGTTGGAGAAGCCTTGAAGAAACCTTTACAGAATCAGCAGCCCATTATTTACTTGAAAGATATGGTGTTGTGGAGAAAATAGCACCTTCATATGCAAAAGAACTTGTAACAAATTTGCCAAAATTGAAAAAACTTGATAAATATTCATCATGTTCTACTATTCAAGATTTTGGAAAGATTGCATTTACTGATAGACAGAATGGAGCAGATGCCAAGTGGATGGAACTATCTAAGCAGAAGAACTGTGTAAAACTGGCAGATGATTATTATGCACAGTATCATTCATATATTAGTGAACATGAAGATGAATTATTTGATATGTTTCTTGGCAATATGCCAGGATTTGGTGATTATAAGGAACAAATGAAAAATGATTTAAAATCAGCAATGAGCAAAAATAACTTGGTATTTTTGAATGATAATGAACAAACTGTGTATTATGGTATAATGTCATGTGCAATGCAGAAAGTGGGTGTCAAATAATGTATATTCCTATGGATTGGTTGAAGAATAAAGAGAATGAAAAAGAAATCCGTAGCCTGTTGTCAAATGAAGGGTGTTTGAGATTTAAAGATAATATTGAAGAAATTGAATCACGATTGAAAGAATTGGGTGAATATAAGATTCTGGAAGAAGCCAGAAAAGGAACTTTTTCATCATAAAAAAGTGCGTAACAAAGATTATTAAATGCAATAGTTGATAAACGAAAAACAAGTCCTACAGTAACAAAAATACTGTAGGGCTTTTATTATGCCCAAAAAAGGCTTAAGGCATTAAAACTGTGACCAAATAACTCCGGCAAGAGTGAAAAACTGCTATGTGTGGACTACGTTTAAAGTCCGGAAAGGAAGGAAACCATGAAACTTGAAGAACTATTAGGTGAGGAACTCTATAATCAGGTGAAAGCAAAGATTGATGAGGCAAACAGTAAGGAGCCTGACAAGTTAAAGCATATCAGATATGCTGACCTGTCAGAAGGGGAGTATGTGAGCAAGGGAAAACATGACTCAGAGCTGGAGAAGCTCAACGGCCTCATAAGTGGCAAGGATTCAGAACTTGAGAACGCTAAGCAGCTTATAGAAGAGCTGAAAAAGAGCACCAAGAATGACAAGGATGCCCAGAAGAAGATAGGCGAGTACGAGGCAGAGAATACAAGACTTCTGAAAGAATTGGAGAACACAAAGATAAACTCAGCCATAAAGCTGGCATTGCTCAGCGAAAAGGCAGCAGACACCGATTATATGGCATACAAGCTTAGAGAGAATATTAAAAGCAAGAACCAGGAGCTCAGCCTTGACGAAGATGGAAACATCAAAGGACTTAATGACATGATTACAGAATTGAAAAATCAGTTTCCAAACCAGTTTGAAGGGGATAATGGTGGAAAAAAGAACGTATTTGTGAATAATCTGCCAGGTGGAAAACATCAGCAGCAGGATGAACCAAAGGACCTCGCTGAAGCGTTGAAGCAGCAGTATGAAGCAAATAATGAATAACCAAAAAAGGTGAAAGGAAAGGTGAATTATTATGGCTATGACATTAGATGAAATTAAAAAGGGCGTGAGTGATAAGGTATTCTCACAGATTATTGACATATTCCTTAGGGAGTCAGCAGTACTTCAGGACCTGCCTTTTGATGATTGTGTTTCAGCATCAGGTTCAGGCTCAACCATGAAGTATAAGTATCTCAGAAAGGTACTTCCAGCAACAGCAGAGTTCAGAAAGCTTGGTGGAAGTTACACCGGTTCAGTGGCAACAAAGCAGGAGTGTGAAGCTTCTCTTGCCATCATGGGTGGTTCTGTTCAGATGGACAGAGTTCTCAATAAGGTTGCAAGCAACTTTGACAACCTGGCTTATCAGATTGAGGAGCACATCAAGGCTGTTGTGAGCCTGTTCCACTATACATTAATTAACGGAGACGCTGCTACAACAGCAGCTGGAGACCATCCAGAGTTTCAGGGACTTGATTCCATGCTGGCAGGCACAACAACCGAATACAATGCAGATGCAGCTATTGACCTGTCGGACATTACAAAGCTTAAGGCGAACGCAGATGAGTTCTATGAGAAGCTTTCACTCCTCATCAAGACTACAGAGGCAGATGCATTGCTTCTTAATACTGACATGATTACTAAGATTCAGACAGTTGCAAGAATTCTTGGATATAAGACAGAGTCAGAGGAGGCATTTGGTAAGAAGATAACCACAATTGATGATGTAAAGCTCATTGATATGAAGAACCACTACACAGTCAATGACAGTGGCGTAGCAGTTCCAAACTCAGTTGTTAAGAAGGATATCTCAAGAGATGCAGGAACAGGACTTACAGACATTTATGCTGTCAAGTTTGATGTAAATGACGGCTTCCATGGCATTAGCCTCACCGGAAGCAACGTTATTGAGCAGTATCTTCCTGACTTCTCACAGCCTGGCACTGTAAAGGATGCAGAGGTTGAGATGATAGCAGCAACTGTTCTTAAGAATACACAGCACGCAGGCGTTCTCAGAAACATCAAGATTGCCTAAGATTTCTTAAGGGTACAAATAAAAAGGATTAAGAACCGGGGCAGATGTTCCCGGTTCTGTTATTGAAAGGATAGGTAAAAGATATGGCAGAGACAAAGGCTAAGACAAGCGTACAGCCAGAAAGAGAAGTATGGGAGATTACTATTGATGATAATCCCAAATTCTGTGGCACAGGCGCCGGAGGAGTGCAGTTTGCAAACGGCAAAGCAAAAACTGATAGCAAAAGAATGGCTAAGTGGTTTAGTGAACACCCTGGCTACACAGTTACAGCTATATAAGGATTGGGTAGGTGAAAAAAATGGAAGGTGATTAATCCATGATTACAGATATGAATACATTGCGCTCTATCCTTGGAACCACTAAGACGGATGATGAACTTACCAGCATGGTGAAAGCAGCAGAACAGCTTGTCAGACGTTACACACATAACAACTTTCAGGACAGGGATTTCAGGCTTAAGGCAGATATAACCGGGATAAGCTTCCAGACAAGAATATTCCCGTTATTTAAGGTAGGGGATGAGATACAGATTTCAGACTCAGCCTATAACAACGGACTTTATACGGTTTCATCAGTAACCGAGGACGGTTTTAAAGTTTCGGAGGATGTTATTCCAGAGTCTAACGTACTTTGCACAAAGGTTGTGTATCCGGCAGATGTTCAGATGGGTGTTATCAACATGTTAAAGTGGGACCTTACCAACAGGGACAAGGTTGGAATTCAGTCTGAAAGCATTAGCAGGCATTCAGTGACGTATTTCAACATGGATGGTGACAATTCCCTTATGGGATATCCAAAGTCACTGATGGGCTTCCTAAAGCCGTACATAAAGGCCAGGTTTTAGGGGGTGGTTATATTGATAGGTGGTAACAAGGTGGCAGAGCTGCAGACAAAACAGGTTGAAGCTAACCGATACGGCGTTCAGGAGGTCTCTTGGAAGAAGGAGACGGAAATATTAGGTTTCCTGGACTTATCAGGTGGTGACAGTAAATACAGCACTTACAGCGCAAAAATACAGGAATCCACACATGTATTTGTGGCAGATTATCAGGAACTTTCTGTTTTGGCAGAGAACAGCCGTCTTATAGTGGACGGAAAAGTGTATGATGTAATGCTGATTGATGATCCAATGGAGCTTCACCAACATCTGGAGATATATCTGAAATACACAGGAGGGTTCTGCAGTGAGCAGTAAGATAACTATTCATGATAATCATAAAGAAATAAGTGCAGAACTTGATAAAAATGCGGCAGCATTTCTCTATGAGGCTGTAAGCACCATTGAGGCAGGAGCAATAAGGAATAGCCCGGTTGATACCGGAGACCTGAAAAACTCATGGGAATATGTGGTTGATGATGAGGCGCTGGAGGCTTTTGTAGGAAATTCAAAGGAGTATGCTGTATATCAGGAGCTTGGAACAGGTATATATGCCAGTGAAGGAAATGGACGAAAGACACCATGGTTTTATAAGGACCCATCTGGAAAAGGGCATATAACCCGTGGAAATAAGGCAAAGCATATGCTGGAGAACAGCTTCCTGGAGAAGTCAGATAAAATAATAGCCAGAGCCCAGGAGATGTATAGCAAATAGGAGGCAGATATGACAACAAATGGAATGGAATATATAGTAAAGGCCATGAGTGAACTGGATTTACCATTTGCTTTCTATGAGTGGGTGGAAGCACCACCTGAAACTTACTTCGTGGCTGAGACATGCCAGGAAGTGGATCCGGTGGATGAGTCAGGACGACAGGAAACAGTTATCATTCTGGGTGGCTTTACAAAGGGTTCCTATATGGAGCTGGAGCAGGCAAAGGATAGACTTAAGAAGATAGACAGGAGTGAGATTCTGTCTGATGGAATGGGAGTGGCACTGTATTACAATACTAGTAACAATGTGCCACTTGATAATTCAGATTATAAAAAGATACAGGTAAATTTGACACTTAAAGAATGGAAGGTGAATTAAATGGGAGATATTAAGACTTCAGGAATTACAGAGAACACACCCCAAAACATCATGTTTGGTCCGGGAACTATTCACGCCGGCTTGGAATATGATGCAGAAAGTAAGACATGGAACTTTGAAAAGTCTCTTATGGGTGCAACTTCAGGAGGAACAAAACTGACCATCACTCCGGAATTTACGGATATTGATGTGGATGGCGCCACGGTTAAGGTGGAGGGACTCACTGTTAAGACAGGCGAGACAGCCCAGATGACAACAAACCTTGTGGAGATTACAAAGGAAATAATCAAGATGGCTCTTGTTGGACAGGATGGTGTATCAGATGTTGATGGCTATGACTTAATTGAGTCAAAGGCACATATTGATAAAGGGGATTATATTGATAACTTCGGTTATATTGGCCATATGCTTGATGGAACACCAGTTATAGTAGTTTTTGAAAAGGCGCTTTGCACAAGTGGATTTGAGATTGAGGGTAAGAACAAGGAAAATGGCGTTATAGCGCTTACAGTAGAGTGCTATGCAACACTTTCAGGAGGCACTGAAGCTTTGCCGTATCATATCTATTATCCAACTGCCAGTGCAGCAGAAGTAAGTGAGGATAACCAGTAGATAATATTTTCATTGTAATAAAGACATAGAAAACAGTTGATGATGACAGGAGGAAAATCATGAGTAATGCTATAGAGATTAAAGATGTTAAAGATTTAAACGAAGAAGAGACGACAGTACCAGAACTGAGGAGCCTTAAAGCCTCTGATATAGGTCCTATGTGCAAAATAATAAGCAAAATAGGCATTGATGAGATTAAGGAATACCTTGGAAGTGATGAGGTGTCACAGATTGTGGCAGCAGCTAAGAGTGAGGATAGTGGAGATAAGCAGACTATTGAAAAGATAGGTCTTTCCGTAGCACTTTCGGTTGTGAATGTTTTGGTTAGCAATCTGCCATACTGTCAGAATGAATTGTTTTCTTTTATGGCAGGTCTTTCAGGACAGACAGTGGAAGAAGTGGCAGACATGGCACTGGGAGATTTTACTTCAATGCTTTTAGCACTTTTTGCAAAGGGTGAATTTTCAAATTTTATGAAGGCTGTCTCAAAATTCATGAAATAGGCTACTGGAAGGCAATGGATAGGTTTTATTCCAGGTATTCCGAGGCTTCCCGGTTGCTTGACATGGCAGTAAGGGAGTGTGGATTATCAGAGTTAATAGATGAGTTATGCGTAGCCATTGATGATGAGAAGATGTGGCAGTTATATCTTTTCAGAGTCTTTGACCGTTCATATAATGATTTTATTACGGAGACCAGGGGAAATATACAGACACAGAGACAGCAACAGATAAAAGAACCTGAGCCGGAATACATGGCAAGAACCATAAGAAGTTCTTTATCAGTGGTTCAGGAATTTAACAAGTAAATTATAGGGGTGTGGTTAGGCGTTGTTGCGTAGCCACACTCTTTTTTTTATGCAAAAAGGGGGTGAACAATTTGACAAAGACAGTTTTTGAACTCCTTGGAAAAGTGGCCATTGACACCAGCGAAGCAAAAGAAGGATTAAAGTCTATCACTAATGAAGCAAAAGAGGGCGCAGAGGAAGCTACAGAGGAGGCAGAGAGTTCAGGAAGTAAACTGAGTGGTGTTTTATCTAAACTGGGCAGCCTTGCGATTACGAGCGCAAAGATAGCAGCTGCAGGTATTGCTACGGTAGCCGTAGGGCTGGCATCTCTTACTGGTAAAGCAGTTTCATATTATTCCGATTATGAACAGCTTAAGGGTGGTGTTGAGACGCTGTTTGGTGCCGGTGGGCGAACAGTGGAGGAATACGCTGCATCTGTGGGAAAGTCAGTGTCTGAGATTCAGGGTGAATATGATTCACTTATGGAGTCTCAGGAGCTTGTTATGCAGAACGCAGCAAAGGCGTATTCTACTGCTGGACTTTCTGCAAATGAATACATGGAAACTGTAACCGGCTTTTCTGCATCTCTTCTGCAGTCTGTAGGTGGTGACACGGTTAAGGCTGCTAATCTTGCAGACCAGGCAATAACTGACATGTCGGACAATGTAAACAAGATGGGCACATCTATGGAATCCATACAGAATGC